GAAAAATTCTCAAGCAATTGGGGTTTCAGAAGCAATGATGAGACAAAAATTAGCATTAACAGATTCTGATGAGGATTTTATTTTTAGTCTTGCTGCTGCAGATACTACCAGTAGGAAATACATTGCTTATTTTGATAAGGATTATCCATACAAAAGAGATTTTTTAAGAAGCTTTGCACTTAATGCAGAGATAGAGTGGATTTTAGACATCCTTGCCGATGAAGCTATAGTTTATGATGATAGAAACTTTTGTTGCAATCTATCATTGGTTAATATGGATTTAAAGGATGAAATAGCAGACTCCTTAAGAGAGAACTTCAGAAAGATCTACGTTTCTCATGGATTTAATAACGGGATTTCAGCTTGGCAGTATTTTAGACAATTCTTAATAGATGGATTTTTATCTTTCGAAATAGTTTATTCAGATGATGGAAAACAAATAGTAGGATTTAAAGAATTAGATCCAGTTTCATTGACTCCTTCTGTGGAAAGAAACCCAGGTGGTCAAACGGTTCAAATCTGGTATCAATACTATGGAGATAGCGTTAGGGAAAGAAAACTATACGATGCTCAAGTAATCTATGTTTCTTTTGCAAATGGAAATAGTACAAGTAGAACTAGCTATGCTGAAAGATTAATCAGATCTCATAATCTTTTAAAGATAATGGAGCACACTAGAATTATCTGGAATGTTATGAATGCTTCTTTTAGATTGAAAATGACCATTCCGGTTGGTTCAAGATCTCCACAAAAAGCAAAAGAGACATTGGGGGAATTAATGAATATGTATAAGGAAGACATAAAACTTAATACTGATTCTGGAGAATTAAGTATTAACGGACGTCCGAATTTACAATTCTATAAGAACTATCTTTTCCCTGTACAAGGAGGAGAATCCCCTAAAATCGAGACTATTAATAATGCAGGACCCAATCTAAATGTTATAGATGCTGTTGTTTATTTCTTTAATAAATTAAAAGCAGATTCTAAAATACCATTTAATAGATTCGCTGCTAGATCTGGTGGAACTGTGGGAACCTATAAGATAGGAGCAGAATCTGCAGAAAGAGATGAGATTAGATATAATAAATTTATTAATAGAATTAGATCAATCTATCAAGAGATCATACTAAAGCCTTTATGGATTCAGATGACTTTAGATTATCCAGAACTTGATAACGATCCTATATTTAGATCTCAATTAGGTCTTAAATTTAACTCAGATAATCAGTTTGGCGAATCTAAAGAGATTGAACAACTAATTAAGAAAATAGATTTTATAGCAGGTCTTTCCGAAATAAAGGAAAAGAAAGGAGAGGAAGAACTTCCTTATTTTAGCCAGGATTTCCTTATAGATAAATTTTTAGGATTAACCAACGAAGATAGAAGGGTTAATAATATCTACAAGAAAAAAGAGGAAGAAGAAGGTAAACAAGCAGCAGCTGCTTCGGGATCTGCTACCCCAGCACCAGCAGGGGGAGGCGACACAGCAACACCAGCAGCAGAAACCGGAGGTGATGAAGCAGCACCAGCAGCAGCTGAAGCCCCTGCGGAAGAAGCACCTGCAGCAGAAGCTGCACCTGCAGCAGCAGAGACAGAAGCACCCTAATTTGAAACATTTTTTATAATCGCGTTTTTTATTTACATTTGACCTGTAAATAAACAAACATGAATAAAGAATTAGAACTATTATTAGAAATCGAAGGATCCACTGGTGAGGGATCACAAAAAAGAAAACAGGAGTTAATCTCCTCTAATCTAACTCCTGAATTGGAGTATATCCTATCCATTTGTTTTGATCCGTTTGTTACAACAAAGCTACACAAGCTAAATTATAGCGAGATCTCAAATTCCACAGAAAATTCGAACCTATTTACCCAGTTTGTTGATCTATGTGAGGAGCTTAAGAAAGCACCTGCTATAAACGATCATTTAAGGACCAAGGCTGAACGTTTGGTTGAATCTACTGGTTATCATACAGAATTAAATAAAGTACTCGCTAAAGTGCTTACAAAGCGAATGAATATAGGGGTGGGTGCTAAGCTTATTAATAAAGCAGTCGGGAAAGAATTAATTCCTGATCCTAGCCTAATGTTAGCAGAGGATGATCACAAAGCTATTGATAAATGGAATTCTATTGTTTGCGAAGAAAAATATGATGGCGTTAGAGTTATTTGTGTCATAGAAGACAGAATTCCTAAATTCTATACCAGGGCATTTAATGAACTGAATAGCAAATTCCTAACAAAAATAGCAAACCAATTATTAATTATTTCAAAAGGAATAGATGGTATCTTTTTTGACGGGGAGCTTACCGATTTAGACAGAAAGGGTGTTAGTGGTAAGGTTAATCAAATGTTAAAAGGATCGCCAAAAGAATCAATAGGTGATGATTTACTTTTTAACACATTCGATATAGATCCTATTACTTCTATCAGAAGTGGCAAAGGTAGTACCCCATACACAGAACGCAGGGAATTACTAGAAAAACTTTTTGAAAATACAGAAACCCCTAATATAGTTTTAGCAAGAAAATGGGAAGCAAAGACTAAGGAAGAATTAATGCCAATTTATGATCAGATAGTAGCTAACGGAGGTGAAGGTGTTATTATGAAAGATCCCAATCATGTATACGAATGCAAAAGATCTAAATCTTGGATTAAATTTAAGGAAGTAGAAGATTGTGATTTAGAAGTTACCGGTTGGTATCCGGGTGAAGGAAAAAGAGAAGGATTTATTGGGGGATTTAATTGTAAAGATGCATCGGGAGAATATCAGGTAAAAGTTGGATCTGGATTTACAGAAGCAGATCTTATTTCTCTATCTAAAAATCCTGATTCTTTGATTGGTAGAATTGTAACATTACAATATAACGTCCCTATAGAAGATAAGAATGGTAGTAAATCTTTATTCTTACCTAGATTTATAGAAGTTAGAAGTGATAAGACAGAACCAGAAAACCTAGTAACAAGATTTAACAAAAAGAAATAATGATCAATATTCTATTAACTGAGAAATTAAGACCAAAAGAACTAAAGCACATGATCCTTCCACAAAGGATTAAAGATGCTTTTCAGAACGGATTACAACAGAACGTTTTATTAACTGGGTCACCAGGATCTGGTAAAACGTCTCTTGCTAAGATACTTTCCAACGATTCGCCAAGATTATTCATTAATGTTTCTGACGAAAGCTCGGTAGACACGGTAAGAGAAAAGATAACAGGATTTTGCTCTACCATCTCCATTATGAACGAGGAGAATGCTATGAAGGTTGTAGTGCTGGATGAGTTTGATGGTGCATCAGATCAATTCTATAAAGCTCTTAGGGGAACTATAGAAAAATTTGCTAAGACCACTCGATTTGTTGCAACATGTAATTGGATCAATAAAGTTCCTCCTCCGATGCAAAGTAGATTTCAAGTTTTTATTTTCGATCCGGTAAATAAAGAGGAGGAAGAAGATTTAAGGAATCAATGGAGATCTAGGATTAGATTGATTCTAACAAAGATGGATATTTCGATAGACGATAATGCATTAAATTCTTTTGTTAAGAAATATTATCCGGATATGAGATCTGGATTAAATTGTATCCAAAGGTGGCAAATCCAAGGATTAGATTCTATAACAGAAGAAAAGGTATCAGAATCATCTTGGGATTATGAAGAGCTATATGAAATGATCTTTGAAAAATTGGATCCAGTAAAAAGCTACCAGGTTATAGTTGGACAGTACTCTAATTCAGTTGGAGAAATTATGGAATCGATAGGAAGAGAGTTCATAGAATGGATAAAAGAAAAGAAACCAGGTAAAGTTCAGATGATCCCAGCATCTATGATTCTTGTTGCACAGCACCAGGCCCAAAGAAATCAGGTAATAGATCCAGTTGTTAGCTTGTTATCCTTATTCTATTCTTTACAAAAATTAACACAGTAGATGAGAAGTAAAATAGTAATTGTTGGTAGAGGAGGTTCAGGTAAAGATTTTCTTAGAAAAAAGTTTGAATCAAAAGGATTTAAATACTGTGTTTCGTGTACAAGCAGACCTATTAGAGAAGGCGAAGAAGATGGAAAGGATTATAAATTCACAGACGTAGAATTTTTTAATGATAACGTTCTTAAGTTCTACGAGATCGATGAGTTCAACGAATGGAAGTATGGAACTTTGATAGATGATTTCAAGAATTCAAATTTATTTATTATGACCCCAAGAGGGGTTAATCACATAAAACCCGAAGACAGAGCAAATTGCTTTGTTATATTTATAGATCCGGATAAACAAACAATAAGAAAAAGACTCCTTGAAAGAAGAGACGCAGATTCAGCTGACAGAAGGATTGAAGCTGATGACAAGGATTTTTTTGAATTTTCCAACTATGATATGAGGGTAACAAATCACGATTTTTAATATGGTTAGTGTAATTATAGACGGCAATTATCTTTTTCATAAGACCTTTGCTATATTTTCAGATTTTGGTGCTAAACAACCAGGTGAAGTTCTTTCTCAAGAGGCTGATCAAGGTATGTTTATGAGAAAGATAATGACAGATCTTTGTTATTCACTAAATCAAATTCCAGTAAACGGACATGTGATATTCTGTAAGGATTCCAGATCCTGGAGAAAGGACTTAAAAATTGAAAGAGCAGATTATAAAGGATCTAGGGTAAAGGATGAAAAAGTAGATTGGGGATCGTTCTTTGATCTAATGGACGAATTTGGAAAATTCTTAGAATTAAGTGGGTACATCTATTCTAAATCTAACGGTGCAGAAGGAGACGATCTTCTTTGGTTTTGGAATAAAAAGTTAAGAGGACTGGGTCATAATGTTGTAGTGTATTCAGGAGATAAGGATAGTCATCAATTAGTAGGGCACGAAGAAACATGGACCATATGTTGGAATGCAAATTCTAAAAATAATAAAATATTTTGTCCTAACAATTGGAAGGATAATTATCTTAGTAAAGAAAGAGAAACTTCTATTTTTAATTTGGATTTTATAGCTGATAACGAAAAAGATAAAATGGTGCATCTATCTTCATCAGCTACTTTAGAATATACTGATCCTATAAGATTGCTATTTGAAAAGATTCTAACCGGGGATAAAGGAGATGATGTTCCAAGTGTTTTCTCTTACGAAAAAACACCGGGTAAGATATTTAAGCTAACAAAATCAAAAGCTGAATCGATCTACGAAAGTTTTAAACAATCAGGCTGGGGAAATTCAAGATTAGAAGATGTTTGGAAAGATGATGAATTTATGGATTGGATTTCTGGATATGTTTTAAGATCTTTGAACTATACCGATAATGCTAATAACAGAAAAGAGGTATCTAATAACTACCAGGAAAATGCACAATTGGTTTGGCTATCAGATCAGGTCATTCCTGAAAAGGTTTTAGCAGATATGGAATTTTCATATACAATGATAGATCTTGAGGTTAAACCTGTATTAATAGATAAGAAAAATTTAATTGGCAGATCAAGATGGGATCAATACGAAGCCCCTTCTGCCTTCAATCCTTTTAAGAGTTTTAAATAATGGAATTATTTGATATTTTAAAGGCGTTCTTTAATAAAAAGAACTGGGAAGATGTATCTAATCACGATAAGGCTAGAAATTTCTTTATGATTAATAGAATAATGGGTATTGCATTTCCGTTACAAGCTAATGCCTTTAATAGCACTAAAATAGATCCCGTTTCAGTTGTTAATTATTGGAAGGAGACATTAAATACCAAATACAAATCCCCTCCTGGATGGTTTTTTACAGCCACCCAAAAGAAAGAAAAATCCAAGCATTTTTCCCCAGAGGAAGAGGTTTCTGAATTTATTAAATCCAGATATGAAATTTCCAACAGAGAAATCCAAGATCTAGGTAAATATTTCCCAAAGGAGTTTAAGGAATTTTCCAAATCGATTAAAGATGTACTAGGTTAGTACTGCTTATTTTCCTCGGATATATAAGTAAAGTATCAACCCGAAATGACAGAACTAACAGAATTAAATCTACGATCCATTCTAAATTCACAGGATTATAGGCTAACAACAGAAACCAATTTTCAACAAATACAGGAGGCTATAGATTTGCTTCAGTCCTCTTTTGGGATAGTCTTTGATCCCAATCCAACAATAAACTCTCAGAGCGCATCATTTACGTTGGATACGATAAAGGGTAATTCAATTAAATTACCATCTATAGGAACAACTAAGATTAGTTTAGACGGAACAAACGGTGGTATAATAGGTTCTTC